AAGACATAAAGAATCCAAGCAAAGATTTATTGGAAAAGGCTGATAACCTTTTGTCTATTCAAGCAACAGAAGATTTTGACGCTGACAAATGAAGCTTGCTTTGTCATGGCTACTCTATCACTTAGGTGACATCACCAGCCTAACGATTATGCGCTGGGGTTATGGATACGGCTTCTATAACAAGGTGATGCTTCTATCTAGCGACCTAGATGAACACGGCAAAATATGGAAGGACGTAAAATGAAAATAGGAATGATAAAATTTGGCAAATCAAGACCAGCACCCAAGGCAGTTATTGTCGATGTGTTTTACGATAACAAGACTGGAGCAGCCTTGTTTAAGGTTGGATTAGGATTGTTGAAAAAGGACAAAGAAGCCGTGATTCAATATGTAATCCAAAAAGCATTGGCATATAACTTAAAAAAATGAAACAAGCATTAGTAACTCAATCGTTCGGTGATGACTGGAAGAAGATTATTGATATGACTCGTCCGCGCATGGAGGCGTACTGCAAGCGTCACAGCGTTGACTTCATTCTAATCGACAAACCTCTTACCCACCCAGCCCAATACTCTAAGTCTGCGATTGGAAACATCATGGCCACTAAGGGCTATGAGCAGGTAACATTCGTTGACGCTGATGTTCTGATTGCAAGCGATTGCCCCAACCTTGGAGATGACGCTGGCGTGTTCTGCGCTTTTGATGAGGGGGCTTATCTGGATCGCAAGCCAGAGATGGTCAAGCTGGCTGGTGCATTTGGTGGAGTAATCGAGCCTAAGTTCTACGTCAACACGGGCGTATTCGTAGTTCATACCAAGGCCGTTGGTATACTTTCAATGCCCCCAATCGGCCTACACCCTAATCACTTCGCCGAGCAGACTTGGCTCAACGTGATGGCACACCTATGGAACATCCCGCTTACCGAGCTTGACCCGTCCTTCAATTGCATGACCAGCGTGGAGTCGCACTTTGGATTGGATCGCTACAAGGATGCAATGATTATTCATTACGCTGGGCAATCGAACGATCTGGTTAAGTTAGCTAACCAGATACAAGCTGATGACGCGAAGCTGGTGGAGCTAGGTCGGTGAGGTCTACGCACCTTTGTCGAGGTGATTATGACGATAGGTTGCAGCAGTTGGCTGGGGAGGTTGCGCTCCAAGCTATCCGTGATCTGCGGATGCTACGCAAACGAGGGATGGTTAAGGGTATGAAGATTATCAAGGATCACCAAGGCGTGCCACTCAACGATGCCTTGGAGTACAAGAACTCCCACGAAGTGCAGAAACTACTGCGTGATTTTAAGAATGGGACGGTTAGCTGGTGGTGCAGAGCCAGCGGAGTAAAGATCGACAATCGAACCTTATTACGCAAACTTAAGGAGAATGACTATGCTTTGCCTGCTGGTGCTTAAAGACATTGTGTGGGTAATCGGTTGGTTTATTCTTTACAGTTGGCTGATTCTTTCGATAATCTACTGCGCTGGCTTCATCATCTTAAAGCTGATTGATTACATAAGAAAGGAACTGGATCTATGAGGAAAAGAAAAAGCAAGGGTATTAAGCTGGTCAAGGTTGAGGAGTACGAGGCCGTCAAGATTCTTGTCGATGTAGACGATGATCTCTACGAGGCTCTGGCCGAGGCTGGCCGTCAGCATATCGCCAAGGACAAGGTTGCTTGTTTCACCTACGCGCTTAACAAGGCGTTGCTGGAAATCATAGAGGAAATCAAATGAGCGAGTTTAAGCAGAAGGTTTTAACGGCTGCGGTGGATCGCTATGTGTTGACACCAACGCAGTGCATGATGCTACGGCAAGACGCAGAGGTAATTGGGATGAAGCGTGCAACTGTGATGAAGAAGGATGGCACAACCCGCAAGTCATTTGCGCGAAGCTGCTCATCTTGCTGGGTTCCGATGGCTAACCATTACAAGTGGCTTTACTCAATCGTAAACGAATTGACTGTGGCGGTAAACGCAGAGCATTACCGATTCGATATTACGGGCGTGCAACAGTTGCAGATCCTAAAATACAATCCACTACAACAGTTCTGGTGGCACTACGATACGTTTACTGGATCGGACAGAAAGATGACGATGGTGGTAAATCTATCTGCGCCGACCGAGTACTTAGGCGGAGGATTGCAAGTTAAGGCTGACATTGAGAACGCTAGGTTTATTCGAGAGCAAGGGGCGGGTTGCTGGTTTCCGTCCTACATCGAACATCGTGCGCGTGCGCCTATCTTTGGTACACGCTGGGTGTTGGTCGCTTGGCTAACTGGACCAGCTTGGCGATAATGGCAACGCTCAACGAGAACATCCCTAGCTTCAAGGCTATGGTGAGGAAGTCTTTCTTTACCAAGAACGAGTCAGACACGGAGTTTTATAACGTCTATGTGTTCGCCTTGCAGTCTTGCGCTGGCTCTATTCTAACCTTCCACGTTATGACTGACTCTGGTATGCTGCGGAGTCGAGTACCCCTATCGGAGATATACACGCACGAGCCAGAGGCCGACATACCATTTAACTACAAGCAACTCTGGGACTGCTTCAGCGAGAACGTGGCCGTAACCGAGTACAGCTTCCTCGCCTTTCATCGCGCCCAGATCCTACTTAGGGATGCAACTAAGGTGTGGGGTACATACTTGTTTACTGTTGACTGGTTCAACAATCCATACAGCGACGAGCCTTCGGATTACAAGTGTGGTCATGTGTTTGAGGGTGACGATGGATACCTAATGTGTATGCCCAACAACCGAATCTTCTGGCGGGATAGCAATTGGGTGACGAAGAAGTTGCCCGACAACCTAAAGCAATTCCGAGTTGATACCGATATACCCAGCGTGGAGAATCAGAGTGACAAGTGGGTGACGGAGGATACAGATTCTTTTTATTATGATCTTCGCAAGGAGGAATCAGCGTGAAATCAATTTATAAATACGCACGGCTGGAGGTGAATGCGCTGGCTGAGATGCTGGAACATAACGCCTGTCAGCCTGGGCGATTGCTGGAAACAAACGTCTCACCCCTAGCGTGGATTATGAATCAAATGCTATACGACAAGTTTCACGGTAATGGTTGGGTGTTAAACCTACTCACGGGAGCTTTTGAAAAGGCATGACTATAGGAGCTAGGGACAGATTGAGATGGTCACGCGATATGCTTCTAATAGCACGCAACAAGCTTGCAATAGAGAGAGATCGCGTTTCCCATGGCCACGCAATAGATATGATCCAGATCATTACGATGGTGGATGCAGCGGCTTTGATAGCGAAGGAAATATTGGAGGAAGAATGAACATACGAGATCAAATCCTAGAGGACTTTGGCGAAGAGGCCGAGACGATGCTGTTTGCAGATGGATTCGATGATGCGATCTTAGGGGTTGGAAATACATTTGGTGGCAAGCTGTGCGCGATTTACGACACTGATCTGGTGCTGAAGTCCTGCATGAAGGATGGGATGGAATACGATGAGGCTTTGGAATACTTCGATTTTAATATTGCAGGATCTTATGTAGGTGAGCAGACTCCCATCTTCATGCACAAAATAGAAAGGCAGACCAAATGAACGTAGTTAAAGAATGGATTCTTGTAGGCGCGGGGCTGGCAATAGGGAAACTTATTGTGGCTGTTGCAGTGATTGCTGTAGTCGCAGTAATCCTTGCCGTCATCTTTATTATAGAGGAGAAAACAAAATGAAACTCTGGACAAACAACTCAAACTCAATTCACAAAGTCGATGACAATATGCTCTACCCACGCAACACCTATGTGTTGCCCGATGAGTTAACTGGTCCTACTTGGGATGATTCCATTCCTTGCCCACACAAGATCAAGCCGTACTACAAGGGCAGGGCTGCTGGTGGTGCAACAGCCGTCTATCGCGCTGGTGCAATCGGTGACGCAATCATTGCGACCGCCTACGTTAATTACTTGGTGCAGGAGTCGGGTGGGGTTGTTGAGGTTTACGCCCCTGCTCGTAACCTTCCTCTCTACGCTGGGCTAGGCGCAAAGCTGTGGCCGTTGCCAGCATCGCTGGAAGCTTGGGATTCGTTTGATGCTCATTTGCCTTGCGATGATTTATTCAGCGGTCAGGTTGGCAACACCAAGCTAGGCACTGGTGGTGGCAACTGCTACCAGCGGATCTACGAGTGGATGGGAGTTTGGGACGAGAAGAAGATGGCTAAGTATTGTAAGCCAGTTCTACATCTCATCGAGCCAGACCACGAAGAGTTAAAGGCGATGGGCAAGTGGCCGATAGCTGCTCCGTTCTTTGCTTACCACGTTTCGTCCAGCGGTCCGACCCGCACCTACCCGCCAACGATGGGGCAGGAGGCGGTGTTGGCGTTGCTTGAGGCTTACCCTAAGCATCACGCCGTAATCATTGGGCTGGACAACTCAAACAATTTTAAGGTGGATCACCCCAGGGTGATTGACTTATTTAACTGCACCAAGACTGTGCGCTCGCTGTTCCCGATCATAGCTGGGGCTGACTTTGTTGTTGCACCAGATAGCTCGGTCAATCACATGGCTGCTGGGTTGGATACGCCGTGCGTGTCGTTGTGGGGTTCGTATGACCCAGCGGATCGCATGACCTACTATCCGAAGAACGTATCGGTGTTTAAGCCAGACGTTTGCCCACACGCACCTTGCCGTCCGCACGCTGGGTTGCCGCAAGCGAAGTGCAAGGATGCGAGTAACAAGACTCCCAAGACTCAGTACTGGTGCAATGCGCTGCGGAATATAACTGCGCAGGATATTGTTGAGGCCAGCAAGAAGGCGATGGAGTTGGAAGCAACAAAGGAAATACCAAATGACAAAACAAGAATTGATACAAAAGCTTGAAGAGAACATTGAGATGGCCAAGAAGGTTTACGATAACGGAGAGCGTCAACAAATGCAGATGTGGGACATCATCGCGATGCTTGAGGAACAACTAAAGATATTCAACGAAAGCAAATAACTAACTGGCGTTGTGGTATGCAAGGAGATCTTGCATCGGGCAGTTCCTCAGTGTGTGTTCGCCTCTTGAATCAGCAGCCAGTTTGAATTTTAATTATGACAACCGCACAACGCAAAGCTGAAGAGATCGTAGGCCAAGTGGATTGGCAGTCTGACAACCACGGGCTGTGTAAGTGTCCAGGGGAAGCAGCACACACCAGCCACACTCGCATCAGAGATACAACGGTGTTCGTGGATGGCGCGCCGACGATCTTCTGCTGGCATACTTCCTGCACGCCGTATCGTGATGAGGCTAATCGCAAACTGCGCCGAGCTATATCGAGTGATGTTCTTTACAAGCCAGTAAACATTATGTCTGGTGGTACAGCCGTGCCGAAGCTGGTCATTAAGAAAGACCCGCACGCCGAGGTGTTGGATAGGATTAAGACGATTGCTGAGTCAAACAAGCAACGCTATCTCACCCACTACAATTGGGACCCAGCGGATATGTACGAGGAAAGTCCAGTTAAGCTTGGCGATCCAGCGCAGGATTATCAGTTGTTCCTATCGATGTTCAATGTCGCTGACAATATCTGGATCGGGGATGTTAAGGACAGCGGGAGGCATCCGCAGAACTTTAGGTCAGCTTGGGATTGGCGGAAGTTGGACGAGCCGATTGGGCAGTATACTACTGGCGCAACGTACAAGCTGGATACGGTTAGCCGATCCAACGACACGGTTGAGCATAGGGTGTTCTTGGTTGTCGAGTCGGACGTACTCAGCAAGCCAGAGATGGGCGCGGTGTTCCAATTGATGCGCGATTTATTTAGCATGAAACTACACGCTGTTGTGGACACTGGCGGAAAGAGCTTGCATGGTTGGTTCGAGATGCCACCAAGGCAGGAATGGGTGGATCAGTTAAAAGCTTTTCTTATTCCGTTAGGGTGCGACCCTGCAACATTCAAACCCAGTCAACCCGTTAGGATTCCTGGGGCAAAAAGAAACGACAAGATGCAAAGCCTGCTTTGGTTTTGCAAAGGAGGAAAATGATAGAACCAGCCGTAGCACTTGGTATCAAACCAAAGACAGATGAGTGGCCACCGATCAAATCTTATGCACAACTTATCAAGGAAGACTTACCCGCGCCAGAGACACTAATTGAGGGGATGCTGCATAGAGGGGGCAAGATGTTGCTGGGTGGAGGAAGCAAGGCGTTTAAGAGTTGGAGTCTAATTGACTTAGCCCTTTCGTTACACGCTGGCGTGCCGTGGTGGGGGCAACAGTGCAAGATGGCGCGTGTTCTATTTATTAACTTTGAGATTCAAGAGTGGAGTTTCCGCAACCGTTTGGCCGATGTTATCAAAGCAAAGGGGTTGGAAGATAAGGCCGATGACTTCGACACTTGGACGCTCAGAGGTCATGCTGCCGATCTTACGCTCATCCGCCCTATGATCGAGAAACAGATCGAAGGCAAGGGCTACCAAGCGATCATCCTAGATCCAAACTATATGCTGATGGGTGAGAGGGATGAGAACAGCGCGGGGGATATGTCAAGTCTGATGAACGAGTTTGAGTACCTAGCTACCCGCCACAATCTATCGATCATCCTCTCACATCACTTCTCCAAGGGCAACAAGAGTGGGTCAGAGTCGATTGATAGGTTCAGTGGGTCAGGTGTATTCGCGCGCAATCCAGACAGCTTGGTGGTCTTGACACCGCATGAAGAGGATGAGCGCACCTTCACCTGCGAGGTGACGCTCCGCAACTTCAGCCCGATGGATGCCTTCGTAGTCCAATGGTCTTACCCGCTGTTCCGCCAGAACTTTAACCTCAACCCCGACAAGCTAAAGAAGCCAGGGGCACACAAGGCGGTTGACGATAAAAAGTTCCTAACCGAGATGGGGTCAAAGGAGTGGCAGGCTGGCGATTTATGCCGCCATATCATTGAAAAGTTGGAAGTATCAGAATCCACGTTTTATCGCTATCTTAAACGCCTTCACAAAGCTAAGAAGATACTGTCTGACAATGGCTTGTATACTGCCAATCAGACTACTTTCTAATCTACTTTCAAGTTACTATCATTTATAGAGCAGTCAGACCCTTATATATATATAAGTAAATTACGCGAAGGAAAGTAGGGGGAAGGACTCCTTAGTCCGTCCTCCCCCCATACCACTACGTTCTTTCCGTAGCGTGTTCGGGTAATCAGAACAAAGAACGAAAGCTGGGCTGGCTGGGCTGGGTTGGGCTGGGTTGGGCTGACTCGCACCTGCCGAGACGGAGTTGGTGATAAGGTGGTGGGTGTGGTACAATCGTGAAATGAACAACAGTAAACCAGGATTATATGCGAACATTAACGCCCGCCGTAAGGCTGGCACTAGCCGTCCTAAGTCCAAAAGCACCATCCAGCCCAAGGTGTGGCGAATGATGAAAGCCAAGAAGGGCGGGTTTGAACCACGATAGAGAGCAATTGAAGGCAGCGCACAAGTTTATCGCCCTGCTTCAAAGAGAGAACGCCCAGCTACACGGCGTTTTAAGGCTATTGGGGCAGTTGGTAGACGATATGAACGCAAACTGCTCCTTTGAGGTGTTCGAGGCACAGTGGAATGGCCTTACAGAGCAGGTCAAAAGGCTGTCAGGCTTCTTTGAGGCACACCAGAAGGCACTACAATCGCTTCAGGACTCGATTCCTGACGCTTGGGAGAACGATGAGGTAGATGATGAATCCTAGAGAACTGCCATGCAACAGCCCAAGGCGTACACCTGGAGGACCAAAGAAGTTTGTAGTGCGTGCCTGCCAAGGCGGTGAAAGTAAGACCATTAGATACGGCGATCCCAAGATGACCATCAAGAAGAGCAATCCAGACCGTAGGCGTAGCTTTAGGGCTAGGCATAAGTGCGACAGTAATCCTCCCAGCAAGCTAACCGCAAGGGCGTGGAGTTGCAAGAACTGGTAATATGCCAAAGGTAGCCAAAAAAACACGCCACAATGCCACGCATTCGCGCAAGGATGCCTCTAGAAATCGTCTTTGTAGCAAGTCTGATGCCCCAGACCTTCCAGTGGTCAAATTTAAGGTTGAGGAGCTAGGAAACAAAGCCTGCTGTTGCTCAATTGGTCGCTAGACTGCCGTTTATACTACCCTTATAGACCCCTTATAGGGGTATTCTACACACCCCTTATAGGGCTATCGCTCCCGCGAAAGGCTACGCTACCGTTTGATAGCTGGCCCACCGTTTTCAGTCCGCCACTTTTGCCAACGCTCCCGCTGTGCCTGCGCTACCGTTTGGTAATGCTCCCGCGATAACTTGCGAGCCTTGCAAGATCCTTTGACGCTCCCGCCTTTCTTACCTAAGCGCGAAAGGTAGGCTTTGATAATTTCGTCTTCTGTCATATTTTTATACGCTCCTTATAGGCTGCGCTACCGTTTATTGTAAAGGGTTATTGCCTGCGCTGCCGTTTGTGGGCAGGCGGAAAACCAAGGGGATTGAACCCTTGGCGGATTAACTATTCAACCATTCGTCAAATGTTTTAAACTCACCCATTGATGCATTCCAGCAAGCTGCATAGTTTTCGTATGCCCAAACTAAACCTGCATCAAATTCCCTAGCCTGCATTTCAAATTCAGTAATCATAATCGCGTGCCTTTCTTTTTCATTCGCGCAATCAATAAAGACTGCGCTGCCGTTTGTTAGGTTGACCCTATCGGATCTTACCTTTGCTTCCCTCGTGCCAGGAGGGAAGACAAGGGAAGACCTACTTGCGCTTATTCTTAGGCCATACAAGCCATACAAACGCGAGCAGTAGCCCGCCGTGAAGCAGGCCAAGGGCGTAAACTTGTGGGCAGTTCATTCTGTCACCTCTTCTGCTCTTATAACTTCCCAATCAGGATTAAAAGAATCCTCCACCCAATCGCTGCCGTCCAGCTGGTCTGCCTTATCCATCGCATCCTCCTTGCTTTCCGCCATCACTTCAACCTCATAATAGCTTTCACTTTTTGCATATACTTTCCATTTTTTCATTTTGTCTGTCCTTCTTTAATGTTTGCATTAAATCGTTCATTAAGGAATTCATTCAAGTTGCCGTGGATTAAATCCTGCACTTGGAATGAATCAAAATATTCAGATTTAAAATTAAACGATTCTAAAACTTCGCTCAAATTAATGGCGAAATCCCTCGTATCGTCATTGTCAATTTTTAACAAGCTTCCCCTATTGTGCGGTTTGCTTGTTTTATTATATTTTGTTATTGTGCGCTGATTTTGTTTTTTCTTCATTTCGCATTCTCCTTTATTTACTCATCCATTTCATAAGAGAGAATATCTTCTCTCAATGTTTTGGGATCATATTTAAACATCGCTATTTGAGCGATGATATCAATCAGATCCTCCCTTGTGGAATCTGAGCCAATCCAACAGGCTACTTGCTCCATCATTTTCTTTTTCTCTTTCATACTCATTTTGTTTTTGTCTCCTTTTCTTTTTTTATTATCGCGGTCCACTCCATACCATTGCGAATCGTCCACAAGGACGCTCGACGGAACGTAGTGAAGCGCGCGAAAAATTGCCCTTGCGAGTTATAGACGGAATAGAATGTCATCTAGTTTGCCCTCGCAATCGCCAAAGCTTTCTTTTGCTGCGAGCCGTGAGGCATAAACCCCACGATGACTGAGCGGTCCGCGCGTTGACATAGTCCGCAACTCGCGCACGTTGTATTCTTTCGCGTTTGCGCAGGACATATGACAACCTTTCGCCCTTGTGGGGTAGTGCGGTTAACTGGATTTTGATCAGGCAGGATTGTGCATACTGGCCCAATCCCAAGGGCTGCCAGCTTATCGGCGTGATTCAATCCATTCGCGCTTAAATTAATCGTGAACCCTTGCGCGTTTGCTTCTTTAATCGCTGCACGATTGCTTTCTACTGGTCCTGCCTGCTCGCTCAATACTGGCTTATGGGTGTAGGTGAATCCCTTGCGCCCTTGGTTTGCCTTGACCAAGTCTTTCAGGAATTCTGGTAGAATCTCCTCGTTATTACCAGGAAGGTCACCCGCTTGGTTATGTCTCCAAAGTTGACCCCTTGGGAGGGTGCGCAGTTCGTCAAGGAATACTTCCCACGCGCTTCCTCTTTCTCCCCTTGAGACTTTGTCCCAATGCCATTTAAAAGGCCCAATCACCATACAGCCGTTGCCCTTTAAAGGGCAGGAATCGGGACAAGTAGAAGCAGGAGAGGTTGAAACTGGAATCGGACCAGTTTTTTCATTTGAGCTACTCCTAGTTAAATGAAAGAGCGGCTTAGCATCGTTCAAACCTAGTATTTTCGCTGGTCCTTTGTTCATTTTGCATTCTCCTTAATCCAATCAATAATTTTCGATGCATAGTAGGAGGAGGTAAGGTCATTCAAATAAACCTCGATATTGAATAGATCTAAAGGCCATCTGAAAACTCTAACTCCAATTTGCGCGTTGGTAGTAAAATCAGAGTTTACAATTCCAACGCTATTCCCATCGCTAGTAGTTTTAACGTGGATAATTCCTCCCACGCAATATTCACCGATTTTGAATGTTTTTTTCATAGTGTGTTTTCTTTCCTTTGTTTAGTTTTTACCAAAGTACCCAATCGCCATAAATACGGCGCAGGGCGAGAGGAGGAGAGAGACTAAGAGGAACTCAGTCATTTTTGCTTCTCCATCATAAGCGCGATTAAACGCGCCATCTCTGATTCTGCTTTGTGCATCTCGCAGTACGTTTCCCTCGAAGGGCGCGCAGCGTCTCCAGTATGGTGAGTTATCTCGCGAGTCATCGCAGAGCCATCCTCAAAAAGATTCCAAAGGAATTGACGATTTTTAGAATCCATATTGTCATAAATAGTTTTTCCAACAACTTTTACCCCGTTGGATTGGGTTAGGTATGTGTTATTCATAAAATCAAAGTAATGCCACCAGACAGAATAAGCAATACTTTCTTTTCACCTCAGATAATGTATAAGTGTAACTTATATGGATGAACCAGGCGCATCTCCAGGCGCGATAGAAAAAGCTAAGAACGGGCGCGAGATATTTTCAGATAAGATAGCGGATGAGATAGTCGCAGCTTGCGGGAGTGGATTTACTTTAGAAAAGGCGGGCGCACTTGTCGGCGTGAACGCAAACACTATTAAAACTTGGGCAAGCAGAAAGCCCGATTTTGCCCGTAGAGTGGAAACCGCTAGAAAAAAGCACGAACTATCTTTACTGCGAGACATAGAGCTGGCAGGAGCGAAAAGCTGGCAGGCCAAGGCGTGGATGGCTGAAAGAGTTTACTCCTACGCAATACCATCCGCGCGACTGCAAGTCAGTCAAGACGTTACGCACGGCATCAGCGGCAATCTCGCGCAGCTCCTCGCGGGAATAGCGGGCAGAAAGAAAGCACAAGTAATTGATTGTAAGGATGTTACTCCCAAAACACTACCTACAATTCGAGACAATAGCTATTGTGCGACAGATGCTACGCAAACTATTGTCACTACAACGCCAAAAGTTTTGGGGAAGACTAGGCATAGGCGCATGAAGACTAGAAAGCCAAGGGCTGAGAGCTTGGCCAAGTACACCACCACACCACCCGCCACGCCCCCAGCCCCCGTTTAATACACATATACCCCCCCAAATTATTGTGGCTCAAAACAAAAAGAGGTCTTAACTCACACTCATGCCAAAGCCGCCCAAGCGCACGCAA